CCGCAGGAGCGCTTACGGAACGCACCCGTGCGGTTGCTGAGAAAGCCGCTGCTACGGGACAGAGCCCGCTAGAGGTCATGCTGGAGAACATGAGGCACTTCCAGCAGGTGGCCTATGATGCCGAAGCTGTCATCGAGAGCATGAACGAGGAGCAGGCGGCGACGCTCGGCGAGACCCATGAAGAGCAGTTCAAAGCGCTCTTGGCGAAGGTCAAGCAGGCTGCCGGGCTTCGGCAGATGGCGCAGGAATGTGCTCGGGATGCCGCTGCCTACATGCACCCCCGCCTCGCCGCCGTGCAGCATTCTGGCGAACTTACCCTCAGAAAAGCGAGCCAAGTGACCGACGATGAACTCGCGAATATCGCCGCAGGAAGCAGCCCAGGAACTGCTAAGGCGGCGTTTGATCCGTCGCAACTTAACTGAATGGTGTCGCCACTGCGGTTACGAGCCGGCCGCGCACCACAAGCTGTTGATCAAAGCCTTGGAGTGGGTTGCTCGAGGTGAAATTCCAAGGCTGGCGGTGTTCATGCCGCCTGGTTCGGCCAAGTCGACCTATTCGAGCGTGTTGTTCCCGCCATGGCTGATGCAGTCGGCCGAGCGGGCCAGCGTGCTCGCCGCGTCGCATACGACAGAGCTAGCTGAGAAATGGGGTCGTCGTGTTCGGAACTTGGTGAATGAACATTCGACGGCGCTTGGCATTCAACCGGCTCCGGACAACCAAGCGGCAGGACGATGGGCGCTCACAACAGGGGCCGAGTATTACGCTGCGGGTGTTGGTAGTGGTATTGCTGGCTTTCGTGCTCGTTTTGGCATTATCGACGATCCTATCAGGTCGCGACAGGATGCGGATAGCGAGCTGATCAGAGACCGGATTTGGGATTGGTACATCAACGATTTCCGCACGCGGCTCGTTCCTGGCGCGGCCGAGGTCTTGATCCAGACGCGCTGGCACGAAGACGATTTGGCCGGCCGGGCACTGCAGCACAATAACTGGCATGTGATCTCGCTGCCGGCTATCGCCGAGGCTGATGATCCGTTGGGACGTAAGGTCGGCGCCCCGCTTTGGGATGATGACACATACGGTTATGGCCACCAAATCGAGGAGCTGAGGCGCAACACGCCGGCACGAACTTGGTCAGCGCTATACCAGCAGCGGCCAGCTCCGGAAGAGGGAGATTACTTCAAGGCCGAATGGCTCAGGCCGTACGAGAAAGCCCCAGCGCGGGAAACGCTGCGGGTCTATGGCGGCTCGGACTATGCGGTGACGGCCGACGGTGGCGATTTCACGGTTCACGCCGTGGTTGGCCTCGATCCGGAAGGCAGGATGTATTTGCTGGATCTCTGGCGCAAACAAACCGCGTCGGATGAGTGGATCGAGGCATTCTGCGACCTGGTCAAGCAGTGGAAGCCGATGGGCTGGGCTGAGGAACAGGGTCAGATCAGGGCAGGCGTTGGCCCTTATCTCGATCGGCGTCAGCGAGAACGTAAGGCGTGGGTTGTCCGTGAGGTGTTTCCGACGCGCGGCGACAAGGCGGTTAGAGCTCAATCAATCCGCGGCCGCATGGCGTTGGAAGGGCTTTACGTTCCGATTTACGCGCCATGGATGGCTGACTTGCGGTCAGAGCTGCTGAGCTTTCCAGCCGGGAAGCACGACGACCAAGTCGACGCGCTCGGGCTCGTCGGGCAGCTGTTGGACAAGATGATCAAGGGTGCTCCGATTCCAAAGCCAGATGGAAAGTTGCCAAGCAGCGGATACCGCAGCGTGGGCGACCGTACCGTCAGCGCAGATCCGTTGACAATTTAAAAGGACATCATGCTCGCTTTACCCGACCTTCAGCAGCCTGATCAGATCAGCGCGGCGCAAGCTCCGGCTGCGCCTGTGGTGCTTGCTGAGCCGGATGTTGCCAAGCTGAGGGAGCAGTTCGAGAGCTATGCGACGGCAAAGGCCGATGAGATCGAGGAACAGCGGCTTTCATGGCGGTATTACTACGCCATACAGTTCACAGAAAAGCAGCTCAAGGTCTATGAGAAGCGTGGGCAGCCAGCTATCACGTTCGATCGGGTCGGGCGCAAGATCGATGGGCTGGTCGGCGTCGTCCGGAAGCTGAGGACCGACCCGAAGGCGTTCCCGCGGACGCAGAACCAGGATGAAGGCGCAGAGGTCGCGACGCAAACCATTCGGACCATCGTCGATGGGGCCAAGTTCGAGGATATCGAATCCGAGCAGGCGCTGAATGCTGCTGTTCACGGCATCGCCGTTGCAGCGCAGACCCTGGAGAAGGGAGATCACGGAGACCCTGATACGAGCTGGGAAGGGCAGGACCCGCGCACGTTCTTTTATCAGCCGCGGTCGGTAAAGCCGGATTTCAGCGATGCTAGGTTCATGGGGACCTACAAATGGGCCGATGAGGACGAAATCCTTGAGATCGCGCCCGACGCCAAGGAGAAGCTGAGCGGCGCCGACGACGGCAGCATTTATACCGCATTCGACAATGACCGCGAGATCCTGTGGCGTGATGAGAAAAAGCGCTATCGGCTAGTTGATCATTGGTGGATCGAGAATGGAACGTGGCGCTGGTGCCTGCACGTCGGCAATGTGGTGCTGCAGCACGGCGAAACCCCGTTCTTCAATGACCGCAAGCAGCCCTTGTGCAAGTACAAGGCGTTTGCCTGCTTCATTGACCAGGATGGCGTGCATATCGGATTCATCCGCCGGCTGAAAGGCCCTCAGGATGCGATGAATCAGCATCGCTCCAAGGCGCTGCACATCATGAACACGCGCCAGCTCAAGATTCGCAAGGGTGTTGCGGACGAGATGGGCGGCATGGAGCGGGTCCGGAAGGAAGCAGCCAGACCGGACGGCGTGCTGGAGTATCCGACCTCTCCGGATGAGATCGAGATCATCCAGCCGCAGCAAGAGTTCTTGCAGCAGACCCAATATTACGAGGATGCAAAGCAGGAGATCGAGACGTTCGGCCCGAACCAGGCGCTGCTCGGCGACCTCGGGCAGGGCGCTTCGGGTCGTGCCTATGCCATGGCGCAGCAGGCAGGATTGGCCGAGCTTGGCCCGTTCCTGAAGAACCTGCGGATGTGGAAGCTGTCGATCTATGAGGCCTCTTGGTGGGCAGCACAGAAGTACTGGACCGCTGAGCGCTTCATCCGGGTGACGGATGACCAGGGCCTAGCGCAGTTCATGCAGGTTAATGGTCTCACCATTCATCCCGAGACCATGCAGCCAACGCTGGTCAACGCGCTCGGCTCGATCAACGTCGACATCCTGATCGATGAGGGTCCGCATACCGAAACCGTGATGGGCGACGTCTACGACACGCTGATGGCCTTGGCCCAGAACAAGGTGCCGATCCCGCCGGCAGTGATCATCGAGACGTCAAGCCTGCCGGGCAGCACCAAGAAGAAGCTGACGTCGATGCTGAACCAGCCCGACCCTGCCAAGGAGGCTGCGCAGAAGCTCGAGCTAGAAGGCAAGGACGCCGAGAACAAAAAGATGCAGTCCGAGACGATGCTAAACGTAGCCAAGGCGCGATCGGAAGGCATCCCGGATCAGCAGCCAGAGCAGGGCGGCGAGCAAGAGATTCCGATGGCCGTGCAGGTCGAAGAGAAGCTTGCCGGCATCAGAGACAAGAATGCAGCCGCTGCGCACAAGCTCGCTCAGACCAAGAAGGTCGAGGTTGAGACCGCGATGGCGCCAGTGCAGTTCATGCACGATGTGATTTCGAGCCAACGGGACCTAGCAGCGCAAGCGGCACGGCCGCAGGCAAATAGTTCGCGGTGATTAGCTCAGCTGGTAGAGCACCTGCTTTGTAAGCAGGTGGTCCTGGGTTCGAGTCCCAGATCCCGCACCATTTCGTCCGCCCCACGATACGGGGCAAAGGCTGCTCTGGCCGCAATAGAGCCCGTCCGCCGACGACGATACGTCGGTCACGCATGCTCGCCGCGACAGGCAAGCCACGCATTCGGGACGCGATAGGCCCGGGAGAAGCCGATAAATGAGCGATATGGAAAACGACGCCCTCGCGGGCGCCGATGACGCAACGCTGTTCAACGACGTAATTTCGGGGCCGGCAACCATACCGGAACCTGAAGTGACCGAGGCTGCTCAACCCGAGCAGCCAGTCGTTCCTGCTGTCCAGCAGCCAGAGCCGGCAATCCCGCCGGGTGTGCTGCGTGAGGCCAAGGAAGCGGCACGCGCCGCGGAACGTCGTGCACAGGAGTTGGAAGCGCGGCTGGATGCGTTCATGCGCCAGCAGCAGCCAAAGCCTGAGCCGAAACAGCGCACTGACATGTTCGATAATCCCTCTGCATTCGTGCAGGAGGAGGTTTCACCGCATCTGAGCCAGCTTCAGGCCGAACTCGTGCGAACCAGGGAAACCTATTCCCAGCTGTTCGCCGAGCAGAAGCACGGAGCGGAGAAAGTCCAAGCTGCGTACAACTGGATCAAGGAAGGGCTCGCCAATCGCGACCCGGAGATCCAGCAGACCTACCAGCGCGCCATGCAGACCGCCAACCCGTATGACGTCATCACGCGGGCGCATCTGCAGCGACAGACGATCTCTGAAATTGGCGACGATCTGCCGAGCTACCGGAATCGCATCCTTGAGGAAGCGATGAAGGACCCGGCATTTCAGGCCAAGGTGCTCGAAGCTACACGTCAGCAGGCCCAGCAGTCAGGCCAGACCATCGCTCGCCCGGTTTCTTCGCTGCCATCCATCACCAAGGTCGGCGCCGCCGCACTGCCTGCAGGGCAAGAAGCGGACATGTCGGATGCCGAGCTTTTCGCCGCAGCTACTCGCCGAAAACGCGGATAGACCCGTTTCGGCCGGAGAGGACTGAGCTATGCTCACGAGCAACCACGTCAACAACGAAATCATCAAGTTCCGGAAGCAGGTCGTTTACGACTTCCTGCGCTCCACCCGGCTTGATCCCTTCATGGGCGATTCTTCGACCATGCCGATCGTGCGACTGTCCGACCTCGCGGCGGATGGCAAGCAGATCAACGTTCCTCTGGTCACTCAGCTCAGCGGTGCCGGCGTCGGTGCCGGTCAGTTGGTCGGCAACGAGGAAATCATCGACAGCTACGGCTACCCGCTGTGGGCTGATTGGGCTCGCAATGCCGTCGCCAACAACCGTGCGGTGAACAAGGAGTCCAGCTTCTCGGTTCGCTCCACCGCTCGTGAGCTGCTCCGCGGCTGGTCCAAGCGCATCGTGCGTGATGACCTCGTCGATGCGCTGCTCTCGATCCCGACCGCCTCGATCCAGTCCGGCCGCCTCGGCACGCCTGGCAACCGGGTGAACGGCATCAAGTGGTCTGCAGCCTCGGCGGCTCAGAAGAACTCCTGGCTCACCGCGAACTATGACCGTGTCGTGTTCGGCTCGGTTCTGGCCAACGGCGTCAGCAACGTGTTCGCGACAGCGGCTCTCCTGGTCGATTCCACCAGCGACAAGATGACGGCAGCGGTGGGCTCGCTGATGAAGGCGCAGGCCCAGCAGTCAGGCGTCGATCCGAATAACCCCGGCGCCTACAACGGCCGTCCGAAGATCAGCCCGTGGATGATCCAGGACAGCGAATACGCGAATGATCAGGAATGGTACCTTTGCCTGTGCGGCAGCCGTGCTTTCCGCGATCTCAAGGCCGATGCAACCATGTATCAGGCCAACCGCGACGCGCGCGAGCGCGAGAGCAATCCGACGAAGAACAACCCCATCTTCACCGGCGGCGGCATGATCTTCGACGGCATCTACTACCTGGAGATCCCCGAGATCACCCAGCGGCTTTTGCTCAGGGGCATCGGTACCGCCGGCATCGACGTGGAGCCGGTGTTCCTGCTCGGTCAAGCGGCCATGGCCTATGTGATGGGCCAGATGCCGCGCCCGACCCAGCGCAAGGAAGACGATTACGACTTCATCACCGGGCTCGGCATCGAGGCACAGTACGGCGTCGGCAAGCTCGCCAAGGCTCCGCTGTCCGTCTCCGGTGCCACGGTCGGCGATCTCGTCGACTTCGGCATGGTGACCGGCTTCGTTTCTGGCGTCGCGAACGCCTAACCCCAACAAGGAGTATGAACTATGGCTTATCGTAAGGATTGGGGTCAGCCGCAGGCTGGTGGGTATGGCGGCGCTCGTGAGGTCAAGCAGTTTGGTCGTCGTGTGGCGCTATCAGCTACGGACCTCGTGACCGGAAATACTGTGGGTGCCTTCATGGTGCCTGCAGGGTTTAACGTCACGGGCATTCTCGCAGTGGCGACCGATATGGACTCCGGCGCCGCGCTCACCTTGAGCGTCGGTGATGCTGCATTGGGAACTCGTTTCCTGAATGCTTCGACTGTGGGTCAGGCTGGCGGTATCGTGACGGCATTCACGACGCCCGCTGGCGGTACGAACCTGCTGTTCAACTACGCGGCCGACACGGAAATCCTGGTGACCTGTACCCTTCAGGGAGCCGCCTCTGTCGCCGGCACGCTCGATCTGTATCTCGTCGGCTTCATGTCCTAAGGAGAACGCACATGCGCAAAGCAACCATCACATACCATGCCCCTCCGGGCGATGCGAAGTTCGTCCAGATGGCTCCCGGCGTTCGGCTCATCGACGGCGAGCAGACGGTGATCAGATCAGATGAGAATCCGCATCTGTTCGGCAAGTTTAAGGCCATCGGCAACGGGCCGCCGAGCGACATGTTCGATGTCGAGATCGGCGAAGAGGAGAAGGCGCCGGATAAGCCCAAGAGCAAGGGCGGCCGGCCAAGCAATGCGGAACTCGCCGAGCGTGAGCGCGCAAAGGCGGCGGCCGACAAGGACAATGGCAAGGACCCGACGCCTGAAAAGGGCCAGGGCGACCCTAATCCGATCGGCTACACTGGCGGGTCTCCTCAGCCCAAGACCATCGAGTAACCCGTGGCTGAGTTCAGAACCGCGGACAATCTCGTTCATGAGGTTGCTGGCATCTTGGGCAAGTGGGTTGCGGGGGAGACCCTGGACTCTGTTGCCTACGATACCATCAATCTCGTGATTGATCCGGTTCTGGAGGAGGTTGCGACCATCGCCGTCATAACGGATCGGGACGAAATCCCGCTCCGTTACTTTCAAACCTTGGCGCGGCTTGCCGCAGTGCATGCCGCGTCGAAATTCTCGAATGCGCCACTCGACCTGGCGGCAGTTGCCCAGCACGAGCAAAGGCTGCGCGAGCTGGCGGCTCAGGCACCATCCTATCAGCCTCTCAGGTCTGAATATTACTGATGACAGCCGTCCCTCTCCCATTGCTCTCCGCGCCCGGACGGCATCCACAAGCAGCGGGAGGGCGGCTGCTCAACGTCATCGTCGAACAGCTGGCGGATACGGCCGGTTCGAAATACGTCTACTGGCGAGCGCCTGGATTAGCATCGTTCGGCACGACGCAAAATGCTGTTCCGCGCGGTCAATTGGTGGTTGGCAACACGCTTTATACCGTAGTTGGAACCAAGGTGTTCACGTCGACCTCGGCTGGAGGCGCGGCAACGCAACTTGGTGGGACGCTTCCCGGAACGACCGGCGTGTTCATGGCGCGGAACAACGCGGCAACACCTGATATCGTCATCGTTGCGCCTGGTGATGGTGCGTTCATCATTACTGGTGGCGCAGTCGCCAATTATCCCGATGCTGATGTTGGCCAGCCCAATGCGGTCGTGTTCCTCGGTGGATATTTCGTGTTCACCTATGGCGATGGCAAGACTAGGACATCTGGCATCAATTCGACCAGCGTCAATCCGACCGACGTTGCGACGGCCGAGCAGAAGCCGGATACGCTCTATCGTCCAATCCCGCTGGGAAATGGTCAGCTCTTGCTCTGCGGCTCGACGAGCATCGAGGTCTGGGGCGGCTTGAATACGACGGGCTACCCGTTCAGCTATATCGCGACCATTCCAAGGGGCATTGTTGGGCCTTATGCGATCGCTGGCTATGAGGACGGCTTCGGCCGCGGCATCTTCCTGGTTGGTGATGATTTCGGCGTGTCGACGCTGAACGGCTACGCTACGGTGAAGATTTCGAGCCCGGATGTCGATCGCGCGATCGAAGGCACGGCGGACAAGACGACAATCCGCGTCTCCGTGTTCATTGCCGGCGGACACTCCTACGTCGCGGTTCAAGCACCGCTATGGTGCTGGGTCTATGATGTCGGCATGCAGACTTGGCATGAACGGCAGAGCTACTTGCAGCAGTTCTGGCGGGCTGCTTATCCGGTCAAGGCCTTCGAAAAGTGGCTATGCACCGACCTTCTGACCGGGAACATCGGCCAGATCGTCGCCTCGCTGCAGGATGAGTTCAGCACACCAGTTCGGATGCGAGTTGAAACCGGCCCGTTCGGGGCGTTCCCAGCGCCGATCAGGATCAACACGATCGAACTCTATTTGACCAAGGGCGTAGGCATCGCAACCGGTGTAGATCCGGTCCAGACCGATCCGGATATCGAGGTGTCTGTTTCGCGCGATGGCGGGCAGAATTGGAGCAATCCAAGGGTGCTGAAGGTCGGACGGCAAGCGATCACGGATGGCCGCGTTCGATCGCATATCTGGGGGGAGGCTGAGGTACAGGGCGTGCGGTGGCGGTTCGATTGCTCGAGCAACGTGCCTTTGGGCTTCATGAGCGCTGACATGAAAGCGGATGGGTTGCGATAATGCCGAAAGTCACGCTTCCAGGCCAAAACGAACCGCTCGTCCTCGACGGTGGGCTGATCAATCCAGTGTGGTACGAAAAACTGATCGCTCTCACCAAGATCGTGAATGGCGGTTTGCTCGGCGCGCTCGACGTTGATGGATCGCTCGCTCCGCAACAGGGACAGTTTCTGGTCTACAGAGTAGCTAACGGAAAATTCGTGCTTGAGCCGCCGATCTCGCCGACAGTCGGTCAGACCCTTGTCTGGGATGCGGCCAACCAGCAATGGACTGCTGTATAATGGCCGCATATCTAAGAAGCTTCACGAGGTAACGTATGGCCGGTTTTTTCGAGACCCTATTCGGTGGGGGAGCTGAGAAGGAGGCGGCGGACAAGAACCGCCAACTCTATTCGACATATGGCACGCTCGGATCCGGCTATCTCGACAAGGGCTTTGCCGGATCACAGGGCGCGCTTGGGCAGGCCAAGAGCGAATACGACGCGATCAATCCGACCTATACCGGCGCGCTGACTCAGCTCGGAAATGCCTATGGCCTCAACGGCCCGGCCGGAACTCAGGCAGCACAATCCGCATTCACGACCGGCCCGGGGTATCAGCAGGGCATTGATGCCGGCCTCAGCGCGATCAGCCGCCAGCGGGCTGCAACGGGGATGCTGGATAGTGGGAACGCCAATATCGACTATTTGAACTTCGCGCAGAACAACCAGAACCAGCAGTACGACAAATGGCTGCAGGGCCTGACCGGCTTGAGCAATAACGCGCTGACCGTGGCCGGCGCCAAGTCTGGCGTCGATAACTCGCTTGCCGGCCTCTATCAGACCGACGCTTCGAATAGGGTCGGTCTACAGGGCAACGTCACGTCAGGGGGCGCCAACGCGAACGTTCTGCAGGCCCAGGGCGAGGCGGCGGGGGCAAAGAACTTGCTCGGTGTCGGAATGTCGCTGGCATCGCTAGCGGCTGGCGGCCTCGGAGGCGGTGGGCTTGGCAGCGCCCTTAGCGGCAGTCTCGGAAAGGCGCTCATCCCGTCCAGTGGTGTAGGTATCTGACGATGTCGATTGCCCCGCTTCAGCTCCCATCTTCGCAGGCGCTCACGCCTTCTGTTGACTGGACGCCGTTGGCGCAACTCGGCCAAGTCTACCAGAAGGCCCAGGCAGAGGGCGCGGTGAAGGATGCGCTTAGCCAGGGATTTGACGCGAACAATCCGCAGAGCTTGGCTGCACTGGCGACCAAGGTGCTGCCCTACAACAACACGATGGGCCTCTCTCTCTCGCAGCTTGCCAGCACCGCGGCAAACACGCAGTACCAGCATGGGCGCGACACAAGCAACGATGCATGGCGAGCCCAGGAAGCAGCGAGGGCGCAGCAGAACGCCGATCGCTCCTATGGGCTGCAGGTCAGAACGGCTGACCGGCAGGACCAGACGCCGGAAGAAAAGGCCGCGGAGCGCGCCAAGGCCGCTCAAGCATATGGCGTTGACCCGACCACACCACAGGGCCGGCAATTCGTGCTCACCGGACAGATGCCGGCGCAGAGCGAGGACCAGACGCCAACCCAGCGCGCCGCGGTTGCCCGGCAATATGGCGTTGACCCGGCTTCTCCACAGGGCAAGGCCTTCATCCTGACCGGCAAGCTTCCTGAGCAGGATACCACGTTCTCCGCAGCGGTCGAGCAGCGCAAGGCGGCAGCTACAGCAAACGGCCTCGATCCCAATTCGCCCGGCTATCAGAGCTTCGTGCTGACCGGAAAGATGCCGCGTGAGGATGCCCAGCCGCTGACCGCGACGGACAAGAAAGCCGTGCTCGAGGCGGACGAAAAGGTTCAAAGCGGGCAGCAGGTTGTTCAGAACCTGCAAAAGGCCAAGCTGCTTTCAAAGCAGTCGTTTGCGGGCCCGGCAGCGAGCACCAGGGGATATGCGGCGAGCTTCCTTGGCGAGTCCAGCGATCTCGGCAAGGCCGGCATCGCTACGACAGATATGAACAATCTGGTCACGTCGAACGCCTTGCAGCAGCTCAAGACGATCTTCGGCGGCAACCCGACAGAAGGTGAACGCGCTATCCTGCTCGACATCCAGGGATCGGCAAGCCAGCCCGACGCGGTTCGGCAGAAGATCTTCGATCGCGCGATCGAGGCTGCCAACAAGCGGTTACAGTTCGAGCAGCAGCGCGCCGACGAACTCCGCGGCGGCACCTTTTACAAGAAGGATGGCGGGACTTCGAAGGCGACAACGCAGACCACCAGTGCGAACGGTGTTCCGGCGCCGCCACAGCCTGGTGAGGTCCGCAGCGGATATAGGTTCAAGGGCGGCAATCCAGGTGATCCGGCAAGCTGGGCACAGGTGACCGAATAATGGCGGGTCCGTGGGAGGAATTCAAATCTGCTCCGTCGCCCGGGCCGTGGAATGATTTTCAGCCGAAGGCGCCGAAGGCCGAGGCGGCGCCTGCGGATACGCGCCCGGATCGTGGCACCCTTGATGCTACGGCGCGCGGTGCCGCCCAGGGCTTCACGGCCAATTTCAGCGACGAAATGCGCGGTCTGGTCGAGGCCGGCGGGGCCAATCCGGACGATCCGGCAAGCCTCTCTAAGCTGCTGACCGGCGCGCTCAAATACTGGACCGGAGACCAGGACGCCAAGAAGCGATACGATGAGACTGTCGCGCGTGAGCGCGGGTTGAACAAGACGGCAGAAGAACAACACCCGGTTGCTTCAACGCTCGGAGCGGTAGGCGGCGCGATGGTGTTGCCGGTCGGCATCGGCGCACAGGCAGCGACACTACCGGGCCGTATGGCCGCTGGAGCGGCCACAGGAGCCGTTCTGGGTGGCGCTGGAGGCGTTGGCGCCGGGGAAGGGGCCGGAGACAGTCTCGCCCGCGGCGGGATCGGAGCGGCAGCCGGCGGCCTGCTCGGCGCGGCAGCTCCAGCCGTGATCGAGGGCGCCATTCGAGGCGGTCGCGCCATCGCGACGCCGGTTGCGAATGCTATTCGAGGCATCCGCGATCCAGAAGGTGAGGCAGCGCGGCGGATCGGTGTGGCGCTTGAGCGGGACACCCAAGCCGATCCAGGCGCGGTCTCCCGACTGACCCCGGCTGAGTTCGCTGCAAGCAACCAGTCCGGCGGCCCGGCCATGGTGATGGACACCGGTGGCGAGACAACGCGGGCACTGGCCCGGTCGGCCGCCAACACCTCTCCAGAGGGCAGGGGTGTGCTCAACCGTGCGATTGATGACCGGTTTGAAGGCCAAACCGATCGGGTCAATACATGGCTCCGGGATACCTTCCATTATCCAGACGCGGACGCGCAGCAACAGGCGATCGATCAGGTTTCGCGCAACATCAATCGGCCAGCCTACGCCCGGGCCTATCAGGAAGGCGACCGAGCGATCATGTCGCCGGAACTTGATCGCCTCATGGGAAGCCCGGCAGTCGTCGAGGCGATGCGGCGCGCTTCGACGAGTGGGAAGGACAGGGCCATCACCGAGGGGCTCGGCGCCATGCGCCAGGGCGTGACGGTCGAGAACGGCGTGGTGCAATTCCAGCGAGGGCCAAACGGAGCGCCCACCTATCCAAACCTCGCATTCTGGGATGCGGCGAAGCGAGAGCTTGATGATGCGTCCAGCGCAGCGGCTCGCAGAGGTGAGGCCGGACAGGCTGGAGTTCTCGGCGATCTTGCGCGGCAACTGCGCGGCGAGCTTGATCAACATGTCCCATCCTATCAGGCGGCGCGCGCTGGCGCTGCCCAGTTCTTCGGCGCCGAGAACGCGCTGGAGGCCGGTCAGAACTTCGTTACTCAAAAATTCGCCGATGGGCCGACGCGGCGCGCGCTTGCTGCAATGTCGCCTCAGGAACGGCAGTTGTTCCAGGATGGCTTTGTCTCCCGCTACGTCGACACGCTTAACCAGATCGGCGACCGCAGGACCATCGTCAACAAGATCGCGGAATCGCCGGCCGCTCGGGAAAAGCTACGGATCGCGCTTGGACCTCAGAGAGCTGACCAGCTCGAGGCTGGATTGAGGGTCGAAGGGATCATGGATCTCGCCCGCGGCGCTGTGCAGGGTAATTCGACGACTGCTCGCCAGCTTGTTGAGCTTGGACTGGCCGGCGGGGCCGGCGCTCTCGGTCAGGGGCTCGACTTCAATACGGTTCACCCGTCGGCGGTGCTTAGCGCTGCCTTGGTCTATGGCGCTGCTCGAGGCCGGGGCCGCATCAATGAGAACGTGGCAAGACAGGTGGCGAATTTGCTGACGTCCCATGACCCCGCTGTGGTGTCCCGCGGGATGCGCATGGTCGCAAACAACCAGACTTTGCTTGGATCGTTGCGGGCTGCAGATCAGGGCCTCGCTCGGATCAGCGGTTCGGAAGCTCCATCGCTCCCGTTCGCGCCTGCGATAAGCCAAGGCCGCGCCGACAATCAGCCAGACGCCAATCGGCCACCCGGCCAGTGAAATCGCAACAACGCACCAGACCAACAGGGCCGCTGGATAGGTGGCCGTTTTCTTTGAGGACTCAATGATCAAGCGCGCAGCTTTCGCATTGGCGTTTCTTGCCCTTTCCACCGTAGCACATGCCGCGGGCACGATTCCAGGGTTCTCCCTGACGCCGCAGTTCGACACCTTCGGCAAGGTGATGCCGGGGTGCAAGCTCTATGTCATCCAGGCAGGCACGACAGCGACGCCTCAGAACGCTTACCAGGACTCAAGCCTCACCGTAACACTGCCAAACCCGCTGACATGTGATGCCTCAGGCCGGCTCCCGCAATGGTTCGTTGCAGACGGCCTGATCAAGGTTCGCTTGACAGACAAGAATCTGACGCAACAGTTTGTCGGCGACAACCTGCTTGTGGTCGGTGCCAGTTCGGGCGGAGGTGGTGGCGGTGGCGTTGTCGATCCTACAACGATCGCGGCGACTGGCGACATCAAGTCGAACTATACGGTTTCAACGCTGACTGGCTGGGTGCGGATGAATGGCCGCTATATCGGGTCGGCATCGTCCGGCGCCGATGAGCGGGCTAACGCTGATACGCAGGCGCTGTTTGTATTCCTTTGGAATAACGACGCGAACCTTGGCGTGGCCGGCGGGCGCGGTGCCAGCGCGGCAGCGGATTGGGCGGCAAACAAGGCCATCCAGACGCCCGACCTGAGAGGGCGGGTACTGGCAGGCCTGGACACTATGGGCAACGTCGATGCAAGCCGATTGACATCCGGGTTGCTCGCTGTCTGTCGCTTCACACTTGGCTGCGCTGGAGGGGAGTCAGCGCACGTCTTGACGCTGGCTGAACTAGCTTCCGGAATCACGTCGGGTAATGCGGCGCAGTCCATTTCTGTCTCGCCGCCATTTGGTCAGTCGGTCGCTGCCATTCCGGGCGGAAACACCATCAATTCGCTTCAAGTCTCCAATTTGGCGGGCGGTTCGAATTGGGTTCCTGTTGCCGGTGCGACGGGCTGGGGAGCTCAAAACACGTTTTCAGCTATCAATTCGATCGGCGTCACCTCCAACAATACAAGCGGGCAGGGCCACAACAACATGCAGCCTACCATGCTTATTACTTGGTTCATAAAGCTCTGAGAGGCATAATGTACCGAGGGCAAATCGCAGAAATATCAAACCGCGCCGATTGGTTTGCGCCGTTCTTCGTGCAGCTGGTCGACGATGATGGCTCGATCATCGATATTCTGAACCCGAGTATCGCCTTTGATTGCACGGTTGAGATTGCAGACAATGACTGCGATTGGTGGCGGCCGATCATCTCGGCTTCGATTGCGGATGGTACTGTCCTCGCAGAGACGGGCGACACGGGCCCCGGGTTCTTGTGGAACTTCAGTGAGGATAGGTTGCGCGGCCTCTGTCCTGGAACGTACAAGTTCGGGATCAAGATCACAACGAACGGCGAGGTCAACGATATCATGGTCGGCACAATCGTCGTGATCGGGGGCAACCGGTGAGCAGCACATCTCTCAAGCTTCGGGTTGTCCCGAAATTCAAGGCGGCGCTGTTCGACGGCACTGGCACGAAGGTCAGGAAAGACGGCCTTGCAAGCTATACCGATATTGACTTTTCAGGACTATCCATTCTAGGCAGCTACGATCCGTCATCACAATTCCTGATCGCTCAATCGGAAGTCGATGGGACTTTGGGCCGGGTTACGATCGCTCAGGTGATCGCAGCATCACAGACCGAGCAGGATATCGCCGCTGGGGCCGTGGTGAATGTGGCAGTGAATGACGGGATGATCAAGATTGCGAAGACGGTCGGATCGGCTACGCAGGTGATCTTGCCGCTCGCATCAACCAAGGTCGGCCCGGTCACGATCAGCGATTTCAAGGGCGATGCCGGCACCAACAATATCACTGTGACGCTCTCTGGTGCGGATAAATTCCCCGGTAATCTCACGCAATGGGTAATCGCGGGCGACGGCGCCTCGATCACTGCGAAGCCTCTCAAGGATGGGACTGGATATGCGATTTGACCTGAAGCGCATCACAGCGGCACTCGCCGCCCTTCTGATCTCGGGTGCGGCGTACGCGCAGAGCGGCACAGTCACCAATCATGCCTTCGCGATTGGCAAGGGTCCCGGCACCACGGGCTACACCTCGTTGCTGTGCGGTGCTGGCCAGATCGCTCTCGGCCAGTCCGGCGCAGACCCTATCTGCCGCACGCTATCGGGGGACGCAGCCGTTGATGCCGCTGGCGTCGTTACGCTCGCAACGGTCAATTCCAACGTCGGCTCGTTCGGCTCGGCGACGCAGTGCCCGACGCTGACCATCAATGGCAAGGGCCTGGTGACAGCGGCCTCGGCGACCAACTGCACGCCAGCCATCGGGAGTGTGACCGGCCTAGCGACAGGAATTGCCACGTTCCTCGGAACGCCATCGAGCGCGAACCTCCGCGCCGCACTGACTGATGAGGTTGGAACCGGAGCCGCCTATTTCGTCGGTGGGGCGCTCGGAACGCCGGCATCAGCGACACTGACGAACGCCACGGGGCTGCCCCTCTCGACTGGTGTAACTGGAAACCTGCCAGTCACGAATCTGAACAGCGGAACGAGCGCGACGAGTGCGACATTCTGGCGGGGAGATGGGACATGGGCAACGCCGGCCGGCGGTGGTGGCGGTGTTGTCGGCCCTCAGTCGCCGCAAATCCGTTTGACGCTGACGCAGGGGACTCCTGTCACAACGGCAGACGTTACCACGGCAACATCCATTTATCTTGAGCCGTATAACGGAAACCAGCTTTCGATCTATGATGGTGTATCGGCGTGGACGTCGATCACTGTTGCCCCCTCGACCTACTCGCTCCCTGCAACGCAGACGCAAACCTGCACGTTGAATGCAACGGTCAATGTGACCGGATGCACCGATACCTCGCAGATGCCGGCGGCCGGAATTCAGGTGACCGGCACCAATATCCCAGCCTCGACCACGTTTACACCGACAGGGACCACGACAGGAACACTCAGCAATGCCGCCACGGGCAGCGGCGCGACGTCGCTGACCTTCAAACTGCCGCCATCGACAAACTATGACGTATACGGGATCAATAACAGCGGCCTCCCAAAGCTCGTACTGTCCGCAGCGTGGGCGAATGACACCACGCCGCCAACGCGCGTTCTCCAGGATGGTGTTGAGGTTGCGTCAGGAGCGACCACAAAGAGGCTTCTTGGATCGATCAGAACCACCACAGTAGCCGGCCAATTGGCAGACACTCATTTGTTCAGGTGGGTGTCCAACCGATATAACGAGCAGCCGAGGCCGATGTATGCGACAGATCCGGCCGCAAGCTGGACCTATAGCACGGCAACAACGCGCCAAGCCAACGCAAACACCGCCAATCAGCTCGACTATCTCGCTTGCGTACCGCGCCCGATATGGGCGACTGCGCAGGCGCAGGCCGTGAACAACACTGGAACCAACAACGTCAACGTCGGGATTGGGATCGATAGTACGTCAGGAAGCTCTGCCCAGCTCGTTCAGATCGCGAACCTGTCCGGTACGACGTATGTCGCGACGACCGCAACATATTCTGGAACTCCAGGTCTAGGCCGCCACTTCGTTCCATGGTTGGAGTTCGGGGGCGGCACTAATACGCAGACGTGGCTGGGAACGGCCGCGAATAACATTTCAGGCATCATGGGCGAGGTAGCGAACTGATGCCGACTCTTCTCCGCTGGCTTCTAGCTCCACTCATCATCATCGGACTGTGCGCAGCGCAGCCTATTGCGATTACGCGGTCGTTCAATCTTCCGGCGAACGATCCGTATTCGCTCGCGGTCCAAGCCCCATTCGTTTCGGCCAACCCGAACGCCAATTACTTCCCGGACTGGAACAATCCGAACGGGAAAGA